ATTTTAACGTCTGGGTGAGCGTTAAGCGCGTTACAAATTTTCTCAAGTTGGGCAAGACCCGCGCCACCTTGAAGAACGGGAGAAACAATCTCGCCACCAATCGCGTTTACATCGCGGTAGCTAATGCGTTCACTTACCGAGCTATCGGTAACGATTTTCCAATAAGAGCGAGTATTGTGGTTGTAACCTTCACGAGCAACAACGATGCCCGTTCCTTGCAACTCGCGTTGCATAGTGGTTTCAACTTGATCAAGCCACGCACCCGCGAACTCGATTTCTACTCCAAACTTTTTGTTTTCAAATCCAAACATGATCGTTTCTCCGTTGTTTGAGAGCGCCAACTCTCGTTTCCATGTACCCAATATGGGGTATCTGTTGACAAACGTCAACCCCCTACAAGAAAAAAAATAGCGTTTTGACAAAAAAAATTTATTCAGTTAGTTTAAAACTATCCCGATTTGGGGCTAAGAGGTGGAAATATGAAAGAAAATTGGCCAGCAAAAGAGATCGTTCAGCGCAATGTTGCAGAGCTTATTCCGTATGACAGGAACCCAAAGGATCATCCAGAGAGCCAAGTCGAGCAGATAGCCAATAGCATCCGCCAGTGGGGTTGGACAATGCCAATCCTGATAGATGAGGGCGGCAACGTCATTGCGGGACACGGGCGCTTGTATGCGGCGCAGAGCCTCGAAATTGAGGAAGTGCCTTGCCTTATCGCGGAAGGGTGGAGTGATGAACAGCGCCGCGCTTATGTAATCGCAGACAATAAAATTGCAGAGAACGGTAACTGGAATCTATCCACATATTTTGAGGAATTGCAGGGATTAGAGGGTACTGGATTTGATCTTAGCTTGATGGGAATTGATGGGGATTTGTCTTTCGCAACCTATCAGCCAAACCTTGAGCCAGTCCTAAAAGCAAATGATGTCTCTGGTACAGACATTGAAAGGGCGGCGGATCGTCAAATGGGACAGATAGAGAGCTTAGTTAGGAATCAGAGCGATGATGCTAAAGATGTGATTTGCCCTCACTGCTCGCAGACGTTTTCGATATGAGAATTATTATTAGGGCAGTCGAAGAGCGCGGGGAGTTTATCGACTATCTTAGAAAGCATCTTCCAGAAGCAGAGTGGTGCTTTGATGAGAAGCGAGATGCCATGCACACCTTTATCAAGGGCATGAGAATGGCGGGAGATGACCCCTGTATTCACATGGAAGAGGACATAATCCTCACAAAGAACTTCACGCAAAAAGCTCTGGCAGTCATAACGCAAAAGCCGTTTAATCTTATTCAGTTCTTTTCCATGCGGAAGAAGGATCTAACAGAAGGATCTCGCTGGGATAATAAGTTTATGATGAACCAGTGCCATTATAACCCGCCAAGATATTCGAACCTTATTGCAGACTTCTGGGAGCGTTGGCCCAAGAGGATAGCAGACCCGACTGGCTACGATCTTATGATGCAGGAGTTTCTAAGGGAGCGAAAAGAAAAGTACTGGATACACACGCCTTCCTTAGTAGATCACAGGGTAGCAAAAAGCATGATTGATCCTCGGCGGTCATCTAAACGGCAGTCATTAACCTTTGAGGATGCAGTATGAAATATCTAGTTACTGGTGGGTGCGGATATATCGGGGCTTGTATTGCCGCCGCTCTTCTTAATGACAGGCACTCGGTTGATATATTGGACTGGATGAGCAACGGATCGAACGAAACAAACTATACTCTAACCAGATTGGGCGCTCGCATCTTCACGATGGATTTTAATGACGTTCAAATTCAGGATATATTCGAAGAAAATAGATATGATGCCGTTATACACTGCGCAGCATTTATAGAGGTTGAGCAAAGCATAAGCGAAGCGCCTGACTATTATTACAACAACGCCGTTAAAACCGCCGCTTTCGCGGATATATGCTCTGAGTATGGCGTAAAGCATTTTATATTTTCCTCCACTGCCGCAGTTTACGATCCTCAAGCAGACCTATTAAACGAGGCGGATATTTGCAGACCGCAAAACCCATATGGGTTGAGTAAGTATATGGCGGAGCAAGCTTTAGAGCTTAACTCAAGGAGCGAGCCGCGCAACGGAATGAAAACGATCTGCTTTAGATATTTCAATGTAGCGGGTGCTGATGTCGATAATTTTATCGGAGAGGATAGAAGGCACGAAACCCACCTAATACCGCTTGCGCTCAAGGCTAAGAGAGCGGGGCGTAATGTGTGGATATTTGGTAAGAATTACCCAACCAGTGACGGAACCTGCATCAGGGACTTTGTGGATGTTCGAGACATAGTTGACGCGCACCTTTTGGCTTTAAAGTATAGCAAAAAGAATTTTGATGTTTTCAACCTTGGGTCTGGTCGAGGATACACCGTTTTCGATGTTGTGAAGGCTTGCAAGGCAGACTTTAAATTTTCGGAGCGCAGAAGCGGAGATCCCGCGTTTTTGGTCGCTGATATATCTAAGGCAAAAAAGGTTTTAAAATGGGAGCCAAGGCGGACCCTCTTAGATATGGTCAATAGTGCAGAGGAATTTATGGAGTTAAAAGATGGATGTTAAGTGGGATATTCAACTAAGACCAGATCAACGCAGAAATCCAGTTATGTTTACAAAGCATTTGGAGCTAGGCGAAGAGATCCACTACCCGACCAATGAAGAACTGCGGGCAGTCATGGGCATCAAGGAAGGACACAAGGGAAAGAGATTGCAGACTTGGGGCAGAGCCAAGGACGCGAAGGGTAAGACTGTTGTAGAGCATGACCCGCACTGGCTCGCTGTCAAGAATGGAACGCCTCTACATGTTGATCCTAGATACCCCAGATATTCGCATCAGTTAAAGATAAGGGTGGACCCGCCTACTTATGTCCACGGCATAGACAAGAGCCAGCTTATTCTTAAGCGCGGTACGTTCTACATTTTAGACACACACTCGCCTCACCAAGTGGTTACTGGCAGCGGTGAGCTTTGGAACGTGACGGCTTCAATCGACAGCCACAGCCTTTTAAATCCCAATCAGGCCGTCGAGGTGTTGATGAACTACTGCTTGAATACAGACTTTATGACGGGAAATCCTAAGTGAAAAAGATCTATCTTCCAGAGAATGTTTATGATGCGGCGCTCAATCGGATGCGGTGGCTATTCGATGAGTTTAAGAACGTAGTCATTTCATCGTCTGGCGGTAAAGATAGCACGATCATAATGCAGCTTGCGCTTAAGGTAGCAGAAGAGAAGAACCGACTACCGATTAAGATGGTATTCTTGGATCAAGAGGCGGAATGGCAAAGCACTATTGATTATCTTCGCAAGGCTATGGCGGACCCACGCATTGAGCCTGTTTGGATACAGTGTCCGTTTAAGCTCTTTAATACTACGTCAATCAAGGAGCCTTGGCTGATGTGTTGGAAAGAGGGCGATAAATGGATGCGGGAGAAAGAACCTTACGCGATAAAGGACAATGTATTCGGGACAGACCGATTCAGAGACGTTTTTACGCACGTTCTAGATTACTTGCACCCCGACGAACCCGCCTGTTTTCTAGCGGGTGTACGGGCAGAGGAAAGCCCCAGACGCGCTATCGCTATGACGGCAGATCTAACCTACAAGCACATAACCTACGGCAAGCAGCTAAACAAAAAGAAAGACCATTATACGTTCTATCCGATATATGACTGGTCGCTATCAGATGTTTGGAAGGCCATAAGCGGACATAAGTGGACATATAACACCCTTTACGACAAGCTGTATAGATTTGGCATAGCGCCAAAGGATATGAGGGTTTCCAACCTACATCATGAAACGGCGGTCCATAATCTGTTTTTCTTGCATGAGATCGAACCAGAGACATGGGACAAGCTCACAAACAGGCTCGCGGGCATTCATACAACCAAGCATATCAAGAAAGAGGAGATGATGAACGTAGCCTCTCTGCCTTATATGTTTCGAGACTGGCCCGAATATAGGGACTACCTAACAGACAAGCTTATTAGCATTGAACACAACAGGCTAAAGTTTCACCGCAAGTGGCATAGGATGGCTATGCTGTACGACGAAATAGCCAAGCCAGAAGAGATGTATAAAAAGCAGATCAAAGCAATCTTACAGAACGATTGGGAATATGAGCAGTTGAAGAATTGGGAAGAAAGCCCACCTGTCATTGCATACCGAAAGTGGAAAAAGGGAACACTCTGGATCGATGATCCGAAAGACCCAAACCTAAAGCTAATTAAGGACAAGTACAAATGAACATAAAGGCGGACACAACGGACGTAATGGAGAGGTTGAAGCATTCCATCGTTGAGGATTTGCGATTGTTCGACGATCAAGACAGGATCGACTTCCTCAATGAGCTTAAGAGTTTCCTGCATGAGATAAGCCCGTTAGCGGCGCAGCCCGTGGATCTAGTCGAGTGGGTGGACGTTGATAAGGTGGAGGCCAACAACTACAACCCAAACTCTGTCGCCTCTAAAGAAATGGAACTTCTACACACTTCGATCAAACACGATGGATACACGCAGCCCGTAGTGACGATCCACGATCAAAAAAACGATAAGTATATAATCATAGACGGGTTCCATAGATATTTCACTTGCAAGAATGCGGCGGACATAAGGGCGGCTAATATGGGACGCTTGCCCGTGGTCGTATTGCAGAAAGACATGAACGAAAGAATGGCTGCAACGGTACGCCATAATAGGGCTAGGGGATCACACTCTGTAAATGGCATGTCAAATATGGTATTTAAGATGTTAGACAACGGCTGGTTAGATCAAGACATATGCAATCATCTAGGTATGGCGGCGGATGAACTGCTAAGATTAAAGCACGTTACGGGGTTCTCTAAGCTTTTCGAGGATGCCGAATATAGTAAGTCTTGGGTTACGCGCAATCAGGTGATGCTCAAGAAAAAGTACGAGGATGAAGTGAAAGAAACTGATAGAGATTGATAGCGAAATGCCTAAGAAAATCACACCAGAGCTTGAAGTGAAGATGCGCGATGAGTTTGTCTTTGGTTATGTGGACGAAGGCGGGGAGCGCCGCTATCCAACTATCGAAGCACTGCAACGCCGTCATGACGTTGCGATTGCTACACTAAGGCGAAAAGCCGACAAGGGAAGCTGGCAGAGAGAAAAGAACCGCCGTCAAACGGAGATAATGCAGAAGCTCGACGCAGAGCGCCTAAATAGGCTTGTAGAGAGCGGGAAGCGTTTAGACGATACCGCGTTGCAACTTGCACAGGCTATGCTCTCCAAGGTAGGGCAAACGCTACAGGACGCATTTAGTGAACAGGTAAACTTTGAGCTTAGAACGGATGAGCTAAGAGAGCTTTCTGTTATTACGATAAACGCGCAAAAGGTTGGAAAGCTTGCGTTAGGTCAGGCCCAAGAGATAAGCAAGGTAAGTGCAGATGTTAGCAACCCCGAAGCCTTCCGAGAAGTTATGGAGCAACTTGACGAACTTGCCACGGCAAGGTCATCACGCTACAGGCACACTATACAATGACTGGTTAAAGACGGCTAGAGATAGTCAATACACCCCACCAAAGGACATCTATGGGGACTGGCAAGTCTGGCTTATTCTTGCGGGGCGTGGTTGGGGTAAGACACGCACGGGCGCAATGGACGTTATATTCTACGCCTTAAGGAACCCAGAAGTTCAAGTCGCGGTTGTCACCCCTACCTTTGGAGATATTCGAAGAACTGCATTCGGTGGCGTTTCTGGCATCCTTAAGTTTCTACCCCGTGAATGTTTGATGGGCGGTACTGGTCGAGGTTATAACGCTACGGCGTCAGAGATAAATCTATACAATGGGTCTAAGATCATGGGGTTCTCTGCAACGGAGCCTGACAGATTGCGCGGGCCGCAATTCCACCGCGCTTGGTGTGACGAAATAGCTGCATGGCAGTACCCCGAAACCTTTGACCAGTTGATGTTCGGCTTGCGGTTGGGGGAAAATCCCCAGTGTGTCATCACAACAACGCCAAAGCCTACGCCGATCATTAGGGGATTGATCAAGCGCAAGGGCGGGGTCGTAGTTACTCGGGGCAGTACATTTGAGAACGCCGCCAACCTAGCGCCCGCCGCTATCGCTCAACTAAAAGAGAAGTACGAGGGGACAAGGCTAGGACGGCAGGAGCTTTATGCAGAGGTTCTAGATGACCTTGAGGGGGCATTGTGGACCTATTCAATGCTAGAAGGCACTCAGTGCAGCTTAGAAGAGCAGCCGCAATATGTTAGAACCGTTGTGGCTATTGACCCTGCCGTCACCAGTCATTCTGAAAGCGATGAAACGGGGATAATCGTGGCAAGCCTTGGCGAGGATGGGCAGTATTATGTTAGGGCGGACGCGACAATGCGGGGAAGTCCTGACGCTTGGGCGAGAAAAGCTTGCGCTCTTTTGGATGAATACGAGGGGGACAGGATCATTGCAGAGGTAAACAATGGTGGCGATCTGGTCGAAAAAGTGATAAGAACTATTGATAGGTCTGCACCATATACTGCGGTGAGGGCTTCGCGTGGTAAGATAGTTAGGGCGGAGCCTATAGCGGCCTTATATGAACAGGGCAAAGTAAAGCACGTTGGAAAATTGAAAGAGCTTGAGGAACAGATGACAAGTTACACTCCCACTACTGGCAAGTCACCTGACCGATTGGACGCCCTTGTTTGGGCGCTTACGGAACTCTCAAGATCATCTGGTCAAGCAGTTTGGAGAGTAAGCTAATGGCAACACTAAGGCAGAGGTTTGCGGCGTTCTTGTCCCCAAGCGTTTCGACAAAGGAAGCTCCACAGGTTCACATAAGCGGGCCAACATATAGCCAAGGCAAGCGGGACAACTTCAAGAGCTTTGCAAAAGAGGGCTACAAAGAGAACGCTATTGTTTATCGCTGCGTCAATGAGATTGCAAACGGGGCGGCGTCTATTCCGTTCTGCGTATATCAGGGGGACATAAAGCTAGATGCACACCCTCTTATATCTTTGCTAGAAAGGCCAAACCCACTACAAGCGGGGGTGGAATACTTCCAAAGCCTCTATAGCTATTTGTTATTGTCTGGTAATAGTTACGCTCTAACGTCCGATATTGGCGGCGTTCCTAATGAGCTTTATATATTGCGGCCTGATAGGATCGAAATTGAACCAAGCGAAACCGCTATCCCAAAAGCCTACAAGTACAAGATAAACAATCAAGTCGTTAGAACATATCCCGCCGATCCAGTTAGTGGTGCGGCAGAGGTGAAACACTTTAAATTGTGGAACCCCTTGGACGATTACATGGGTCTATCGCCACTAACTGCCGCAGCTATGGATGTAGATCAGCACAACATGATTGCCAAGCACAATATTGCGCTTCT